TCTTTCTAAAAATATTTCAGCCTTAACTTGAGTATTGGAAAATTTTTCGCTACCAACTATGATGTTCTGCAACCCCTCCTTAATGTCTTCGTTTACAATTTTGTACTTCTCGGAGCCGACAACCTTATGCAAGTCAGGAATTACGAATTGAGCTTTAGTTGTGTAATCGGCAATCAATGCCCTCCCAACGCTCTCATTCTTAAATAAGTCCTGCATAGCTTTCAAATTGTGGGGGTTAACTCCGCCTTTTTCGGGTTCAGCCCCCATAGTGATAAGTAATATCACATTCTCAACAGTCCTACAAATAGCTTGATCAATTTTTTTAAGCTCAAGCTTCCAGTTTATGTCGTCCAGAACGGAAAAACCAAAAGGCACAGCAAAAGGTTCATAGTCCTGTTTCTTATAAAATGAGTAAACTAGTTTATCTGGATCTATTTCGATTTTTATACCTTCGCGAGTAAATGATCCGTCTTTTATTTTTTTCTTTGCTTCTGGAGATAATGAGTCGTATATTTTTTTATCTTCTTCGGTCTTTGGGCTTCTCAACTTTTCTATTTCGTAATCTGAGAGAACTTTTTTGTAGACTCCCTCCTTAAACGCTGTAGCTTTCTCAGCAACAACATCATAGGGGTTTAGCAATATATACTTTACCGGTATCTCTCCAGACTTCAATGTTTGAGAGGATGCATAAACATAATTTAATTTCATTAAGTCTTCGGACGAAAACTGCCCGTCAACCCTATAGAAGAAAATGTTGCCAGATCTATAGTACTCCCTGAAGTATTGATCCTTAACTCTCCATATTCCGATCTTTTTCATCCAGTTCTCTATAAACTTTTTAGACCGCTCATTTTCTCCTTCGAGGTATATCGGAGAATTAGAAAACTCTGCCATAATATCTATTGCATTTCTAAATATAGCAACATTAGCGTAAGCTTTTTGACAAAGCTCTATAGCATCTCTAACATTAACACCATCTGCGCCGTAATCGTATGGTAGTAATCCATTTCTAATGTTTGAATATTTATTCGACTTAGGCCTTGCGAATCCCGCACTAGTTTTGCAACCGCTATCTCCGACATGAGCCGTCCTTCTGGTTGCAGCTTGCGACTCGTAAGAGTAAAAACTTTCTCCGGCAGTTTCAGGAGCTGTACTACCTACCGCAAAGTTTTTAGTAATATCCTCGATAGGCTTTTCGTTCTTATTGAATTTGGTCCAGTAGTCTGAGCGTTTGGTGTATTTTCTTTTTTCTTTCACAACCTATATTACACAAAGTTAAAGTAAAAGTCCATAAAAGTTAAAAGTCAACATTTAACTTTTAAATTTAACCAATAAACATGGGGGAAAATGTACTTGCTACATTCTCTTTTTTTACATTATTCATGTCATGAAATATCTTAGTCATCCAACTACCCAACACTAAGGCTGAATATGAATCTTTTCTGGCTTTATCTGGTCCGGTTTGCCTTCTTAGCTCAGTCGGCAAACCAAAAGTTTGAGTCCCTTGCGGCGATGTTGTTATCTGAATTAACGCACACTGATTCTTGGTCATGTTAATCATGTCATATTGATGCTCTATAAAATCTATCATTTTAGCCTGATTACTCTGCTTCATCTCTTCTTCAGAAAGCCTCAAGAACTTAAGTTTACTAATTGGTATGGCTTTTGCCCTCTGCTTATTGTAAGCTTCGTCAATAGCTCTTGACCCAAACCACAATCTTTTATGGTCAAAATTTGCTTGCAACAACTCGTTCGCCCTCCTGATCCAGTCTGAAGTAGGCTTCCTTAAGATTAAGTATTGATGATTTTTTTTATTGTATTGTTGCTTGGCTATTCTTAATTCGTCTTTATATGAGTCCATTTTATCAAAATCACCGTCAATAGTTTTTATTTTTATGTTTTCCGATTTAAATAACTGGCTCTCGTTAACGGCATTGATAAATTGAACCCCTCCATTATAATCTCCAACTATAGCTATAATGTTGAAGTTCTTTATTAAATAATGAAAATAAAAAATATGATCTCTCAATGGAGTACCCGACATGGCATAAGAATGAACCAAGGTGGAGGTTCCGTTGTGCTTATGGTATTTAAGTATCTGCATCGCAAAGTCATCGCTACTTTCGCTCTCTGACCAGGATGGGTCAAAACATAATATGTATTCATCCTCAGGTTGACCTTTAATCTCAACATGGGGCTCCTCCCCATCCTTCACTGTGCATGCAGCCATCCTTGAAGTCTTGAAGTATCCAGAGCTATCGTCTGTAAATAAAGCTCCAAACTCTCGCTCAAATTGAGACTGACTCATTGTTGCCTTAGCTTGGGTTATCAAATTTTGATCATATAGTTGCTTTGGGGCGCAATCATACGAAAACTGCATAATGCACCTAGTAGCATTATCTGTTTGCTTTTTTATTAATTCTTCAAACTGACTGTATAACTTGTACATGTATTCAAATTTATAACTAGCAGAAGAAAGCATGATTAGCTTATTGTTTGGCCACACATAACGATCTTTTTCTTCCATTTCGCCTTTTTCTATTAATTTAGTTTCTAAATTATATAAATCTTCCCTCTGCGTCGGATTTTCAACAACAGAAAGAAATGGAACTATAACTTCATTATATATTCTCTCTGGCATTAATAAAAATTCGTCTATGATTATTCTATGAAACCTAAACCCCCGAAGCTTGGAACCATCACCCAGAGGTAGAGCTCTAATTCTACTTCTACCTATCTCCATTAACCATTCATCATTGCTTTTTGATTTTTTGGTAATGCATCCGGCCAGCATTTTAGCTTCAGGCTTGCCTGCTATATCTTCAATTTTTTTGAAAATTTGTTTTGACTGCCTAAATGATGCTGCAAGTATTCCTATTTCGACTCCCTGATTCATAATAGCATCAAGAAAAGCATAAATTCCTGTAGTGAAAGATTTCGACATACCTCGGCTCCAAACCCCCATAAAATAGTCGGTCTCAAACATAGCTTTAATTGCCATATGTTGAAACGGAAAAAGGTCAACTCCAGCAATTAAGTTCGTGGTAAAAGTCGTATTTTCTCTTAAGAATTTATATAAATTTTCTTTTGCCACATCATCCTCAAGAAAGCCTTCCATTTCCAATATCTTTTTATTTATATCTTCCTTTTGCGTTCTTTTTTGATCTCCTTTTTCCCAAGCCATATTATGAAACTTTGTTGATGTTTTTGTCTATATGGTACTGCAGATCAACATCCCATAAATTCTTACCTAATGATAAAATCTTGGAAATTAAAAGTTGAGATTTTTTTCTGTTCCCAGCAAAGACGAACTGGCAGTTCCCTGCAAATTCATGACTTAGAGTTCTCATATTGTGATATACAAAATTTAAATTTGACTTATGTGCTCCAAACATATTGTTTTTGTAAAGCTTGTTTAGGTCGCTCTCTATCACTATAAATAAATAAGAGTCAAAATCTTTCACTCTTTGAAGCTCCCTCCTGAACCTTTCAAGCCCTCCGGAAAGTGTGCCTTTGAAGTCCGACTCAGCTTTTCTATCTACATATGTATAGTTGTAGTCATCCCCGCCAACAGTGTAATCTCCAAAATCTAATTTTAACTTTTCTGACCTTTTGAACTTTAATGGTTTTTGCTCTCTGGTGTCTATGAAAATTTTTAAGTTTTCGAATTGACTGTCATCCTTAAAAAAGCTGTTCGTTATAGATCTTCCATATAAAGGCTTGATTCCGATTTTGCTGCAAGCTTCAGAATAAGACCCAAAAGCATATTTGTAAACATCAATGTCAGGCAGGCTTGAAATTTTTAACTCCAAGTGGTTTGGCCCAAAATTTAAGCCCTTCGCGTCTACTCTTTCTTTTAACTTCCTCAAGGAGTACTCTGCGGCGGCTGACTTAGTTTGACTCATACACCATTTTAGCAGCTGACTTCTGGTTGAAAAGTCTATAGCAAAATAATCTTCTTTTTTCTTAAATGGCAAAGGTTTACCTGTGAGTAGGTTGACCCTTGGGTAATATGTTGTATAGTATGTAGCTAGGTCCATCTTATGCTTCTTTAGGTGAATATGCAAACCCTTTTCGCTGTCGAAGCACTCATTGCATATTTTGCACTGATGCTTAGTGTTTTTAGTCATAGTTTTTTAATCTCCTTTATGTTTCTACCAGATAGATTTTTCCTTAATCTCATATTACATCACTTTTGGATATTCCCAGCACCCTTGCTTTCCATTGGTTCATCGATTCAAGATTTTCGGCTTCCTCTTCTATGGCTACCTTTTGCATTTCTGCCATCTTAACCATCAACCTTCTTTCTTCTTCGTTCTGAAAACTTTCAACTAGAGACAGCATTGATGCATTTTGGTCTTGCTTTTGTGAAACTCTCTTCGCTCTATCTCCAGCTAACCGCTGAATTAGTGACTCTTGTCTTTTTTCGCACTGATTATACTCTTCGCTTTTAGTCTTAAGAAGTTCGGACAGTCTTACTGTCAATTCTTGCTGCTCGTCTGCATCGTCGAACATTCTGTTTAGTTTCTCCATATGAGAAGATATGTTTTTTAGATTTATGTAATCAACACAAACGTTCACATATAGATTGACCTCATCTGCGCTCAAGTCGGGCTTGTCCCATGTGGCTCTGATAAACTCAGCCTCAAACAACTCCTGATCTTCGGCTTTCCCGTAATTGTTAATTATTTGTGTAAATCTAGGGGCTCTTAGGAATTTAAAGACTGATTCTATAGCTTTTTTTTCAATAACTTTTAACTCTTCCTCCTTGAAGTTGTTATTGGTGTATTCGTTAACTAAATCTATACACTCGCCAAAATTTTCGGGAGGCTTATGAGTATTCTTATCCTGCCGCCTTTCCTCTCTCTCCTGTTTTTTAATTGCCTTCAAGTATTGATCGACCGTTCTTTGTTCTTTGCTTAATCTTTTCACCTCTCTCCCCGAAAAAATTAGTTGAGCTATTTGGTAGCTCGACATTCCATCTTTAGAGTATTGCTGGATGAATTCTTTTTGCTCTACTGTTAAAAGTATAGGTTTAGATTCCTTTTTTTTAGTTGTCTTGTATTTTATATCTTTAGACGCTAGATATTCTCTTACGGATCTTCCCTGCTTAGATCTTCCATCAATTGTGCCATCTTTAAATGTTGCCCTAGTCAAAGCTATTAAGTCTGGAATTTCGTGAAAGTTGTCGTCGATAAACTTTTTCTGTTCATTTGTTAAGCTCATATTATAATATCATTATTTTTTATTATTTTAATCACCTTCTCTTTGAAAAACTTTCTCATATTTTTGATCTGCTTGTAGCCAGCACTCCTACCTTTTTCGCTAGTCTTGTAGCCTAAATGCGAAGCCACTTCTTCTTCTGTTTTGTTTTCAATGAAAAGCATATTATATATATTGTAATGTTTTTCAGACAGTTCCATTTTTAAGTGCTGTTTAATTTTTTCTGCAGCACTATCCACATTGAAAGACTCACCAATAAATATATTTGACTCGTATTCTTGAGCGTCTAATCTTAAGGGTATTTTTACATCGTGGGCACTTTTTTTGCTTTTCGTCCATTTTGCATACAGTGGGCAAGTTTTATCTTGAGACCCGCTTTTGGTAAATGAGCATAAATTTTCTCCAGCCGCAGATGCATCGAAGGGGCAACTGGAACAAGGCTTGGCGAAGTTTAAGTAAAAATTTCTTAATATATTTTTGAACTGATTAGTTATTATTTTATTAATCCAAGGTTTTAACTCTCTTTTTTGATCCCATTTGTCCCATTTTTGATAAATGTGAATCCTGATTATTTGTTCTACATCCTCAAAAGAAATCCATGGCATTGAATCCAAGAACCACTTATTCTTTCTTTTTCTAATCTCTTGGTTTATTACATTTATTTTCTCTTCATAGCTAAATTTATGTTCTTTTGCCATTCTTTTTCTTAGGTCTGCCTCTCGGTTTCTTCGCTGGAGCTTCGTGATGCTCAGTCTGGACGTTGCTGAATAGAGACCCTAGGCTAAAGCTAGATTGAGGAATATCTATTTCGTACTCTAAGTTAGATATGTCAGGAACTTCGTAGATCTCAGTCCCCTCCTCATCGAGATTAGATTTTGTTTGATTTTCGGGACCTCTTTTGCTTTTTGATTTTAAGCTTTCAGTCCGAGCTTCATTCATTGAGCTTCCGCAATTTGTGCAAAAATTTGGTTTCTCAAATTTATAATCGTGCTTGCTCCCGCAATTCTGACAATAAGTAGATGGCATAATATATAATATTATGCTTTAATTCGAATAAATTCTATTTTAAATTAAATAACCACCAATAATCTTACATTGCTGTATTATGAATTCTTCTTCTTCTTGGGTTATTCGATCTTTCTTTTTTGTGAAATCTATATTTATTATGCCTATAATATTTTTATTTAAAGTTTTTACGGGAAATGAAAAAGAGGAAGCTACCCCCCTTAAACTAAACCAGTCTTTCATTAATGAATCGCTTAAACCGTCAACCTCGGGAACATCAAATCTAAAGTTGCTCATTATGCTTTTGATGAAACGATTAAAGGTGCTAACCCTTAAGTCCTGAAGATTTAAAGATTCGGAGCTTACTCCTGCTGATAGAGTCTCATAGGTGCAGCTGAATTTTTGTTGATGATTTCCGCTGTAAAAATGATCTCCATTGTGGAACTCGTAAATATACACCCTGTCGGCGTTTAATTCATTCAAGGCAAAGCGTATAGCTTTTTCTACATTTTCATTTTTTTTTTGTATACTCAACAATGCATGATTTTTTTTTACTTTTTTTTGATTGAATTTT